GTGATGAGGTTGGAAAAGCTGCTAGTGTAAAGAAAATGGCAGCTTACAAGGCTTATATGGAAAAGAAAGCAAGCAAGTGTCTTGTTATTGCTGAAGCCCTCCTACCCGGCGCCTCTGACGCCGATATCCAGGCACAGGCAACTGACCTTATGGACTTACCGGATCAAACAGTTCTTGCCACACTAGCGAGAATTCGACGGGCAGAAGAGATTCTTCTAAAGGCTGAGGAAGAGGCTCTAAAGATGATGGAAGTTCCTGAAGATGATAAAGATTCAGAGAACAAAGATGCCGCAGCTGTCGCTGAAGATGTTAAGGATGAGACTCCTATAACTCCAACTGTTGTTGGAGCAGAGGCTGATCCAAAGGATGTTCCTCCAATGGTTGAACCTCCAGCAGATGCAGTTCCAGCAGAGAAAGAGTCCGCAGATGAATCATGCGATGAGGAAGATCCTTCCGAAGACGCAATGGTAACATCAGAAGAGGATCCTTCCGAGGAAGATCCAATGATGATGGAATCAGCTGATGATGACGCGGGCGATTTTGATGTAGACTTCGATGATTCAGATGCAGACGAAGACGATGATAGTATGGCACCTACAGCCGATCAAGAAGCTAAACTAGCAATGATTTTCGGTACGGATCTTCCCGGTACTAAGAAAGCCAGCGCTAAGGCTACTGTAAAGACTGCATCAAAAGGTGTAAAGAAACTGGGTAGTGTACGTACTGCTTCAGTAAACACAGACAAAGTGGACCTAAACAGTCTTTGGATGAATCGTCCTGACTGCCACGATGTATCTGGAAATTTTTAACGTAGGAGGTGAGTCGAAATGACTTTGAAAATTCTTTATGTTGGACATAGAAATTCCATTCAGGACGTCAACCCTAACTCTATTACCTCAATTCTAGGTGGTACAGTTCTGGCGGTGAATGGCAGCGGATTGCTAGTACCTTGCGATGGGAACACCCAGATGCCAGTAGGACTTGCAATCAACCCAGCTACTGGTAACCCATTTGAATCAAGCAGTGCTATTGGTTCAGGTAAGGCTCCATATGTAATGGGCATGGGTGTAGTTGAAATTGACGCAGATGGTTACGTGGCTAGCGAAGTGGGCTCCTTGACTTGGGGTGACAAGCTATACGCAGGTACCAGTGGTAACGTGGGTAAACTAACCAGATCAACTCCTGGTGGTGTAGCCCAAGTAGTTGGGGTAGTAACTCGACCTCCTACTACAACTGAACCATTTATGCAGGTTGCACTTAGAATCTAAGTGAGGAGGTGGAATAACAATGGTAAATCAAGTCCCAAGTGAAGTAAGACAGAAACTTATTTCTGAGTTTTTGAAAACTGCCAAAGGTCGTCAGAAGCTTGCCGCTTCTATGACACAGCCTCTACGTATTCGTAGAGACTATAGCTCGGTCGGTCGTAAGACCTTCCTAGTTGAGCAGCTCCCTGATGGTGCTCTACCAATTTACGATAGAGACCCTGACGTAACTGCTTATGTGATTGGAGAAGAGGGTGAGAACATTCTTGCTATCGTGAAACCACGAAGAGTGATTTTCCCTCTATTTGAAATCGCTAGCAACCCTGAAATTCCTTTGACCCAAATCAAGGAAAGACGATTCGATCTAATCGAACGTGCTCAGGACCTAGCAAAATCTGAAATTCAGGCTGCGGAAGATGATAGAGTTTTCGCAATCATGGATGCTATTGCATCTGCTACCACAAGCCCGAACCCTGACATTGCTGTAACTGCTCCAATTACGCCATCCGTATTGATAGACGCATTTGCCGACGTCGAACGCCATGACTTACGTGTAGCACGTGTGTATATGAACGCAGTTGATTATACTGACGTACGTAAGTTCGGCCGAGACATCTTGGATATTGAGTCTCAAAGAGTGTTGTTGAACACTGGTCTACAGGCCAATCTTTGGGGAGCTCAGGTTATCGTATCCCGCAGAGTTCCAGCGGGTTATGCTTATATCTGTTCTGAGCCAGAGTTCTTCGGAAGAATCCCAGTTCGAACTGAACTAACAGTTCTTTCAGCTGACGATCCTAAAGCAAGAACAATTGGTTTCTCAACTTTCGAGAATATCGGAATTGGTGCGCATAATGACCGGGCGCTATCACGGCTCGTAATTACGCGATAAGTAAATAGAGAAATCTAAAAT